CATGTATGTTTCGTTTTTCTGTCATAATAATCCTTTCGTTAGCTAATATAACTATTATTAACTAGTTGTCAATGTCGAAGCTGTAGTTGTGCTAGCAGGTTGTCCTGTCCATTCATATGCAACGCTGTTTACTAATGCTAAACAATCACTTGCAGCAGTTCCTCCGGGTCCAGCAAAAGAACTTGGTCCAGCTACAGCATTGTTAGCTATGTTTGTCCAACTTGATCCATCAAACCATTCTGTTGCAGCACTTGATGCTGCCGGAGGAGAATACATATAACCACCACCACAAATAGCTAAAGTTTGTGTTCCTGCACCCATAGCTGCGTTTCTTGCAATGTTCATAGTTGGTCCTGATGTCCAACTAGAACCATTATAAAAAAATGTAGTATCATAATCAGCTGGTGGAGTATTATGACCTCCAAAGTTAATTGCTGCTGTTTGAATTCCTGTTCCCATAGTTCTTGTAATATTTGATACTGGGTGAGCACCTCCAGCTGTCCAAGAAGAACCATCATATTCTTGTGTTACGTTAGTGTTTGAAGTAGGATGTCCTGTTTTTCCACCCCAAAGTAAAGCTGCTGTTTGAGTTCCTGCAGAGGCTCCTAATTGTTGTGACTGAGTCATAGTTGGACCATTACTCCAAGATGAACCATTATATAATTGAGATTTATTTGTAGATTGGTGAGGAGGACTTTGGTTTTCTGATCCTCCCATATGTAAACCTGCTGTAGTTGTTCCTGCTCCAAAACCAGAAGTAACATAAATAGGTAAAGCTGTTATAGCTGTCCAAGAGCTACCATTATAAGATTCAACACTGTTTTGAGTTTGAAAAGAAGGTGGAGAAGGTGTTGGACCTCTATAACCACCAACAGCTAACATTGATGTTGAAGATGTTCCAAGTATAGATCCGGTTGTTCTTGGATTACTTAAAGTTCCACCAGTTGCCCAAGATCCTGTTGTTTCCACATTAATACTAGAACTATATTCTTCAGTGTTATTGTAAACAGTTCCATTTTTTCCTCCACAAAAAACACCAGCTTTTGAAGTGGCTCCAAATCCACCTAAATATCTTCGCGCTGTCGCAAGTGTTGCTGGAGAAGTTGTCCAAGCACTTCCATCATATTCTTCTATACCAGTTTGATTACTTGAACCATTTGTTCCTCCACCTATCGCTGAAGATGTTTGAGTTCCAAAACCTGATAAAGCACGTCTACCAGTATTAAAACTATTTACTGAAGTCCAAGTTGATCCATCATATTCTTCAGTATCATCAGATTGCACAGGAAGTCCAAAACTTCCACCTGCTGCTAAAGCTGCAGTTTGTGTACCTGCACCAGCCATATATTTTCTACCTGTATTTAAATCTCCACCTGCTGTCCAATTAGTTCCGTCGTATTCAAAAGTTTTAACTTGAGGACTATTTGCTGCTCCAAAAATTAAACCTGCTGTTTGAGGACCAGCTGCTCCTTGAGCTCTAGCAGCCGCAGGTATGTCAGTAACCTCACTCCAAGTAGTTCCATTATATTCTTCAACTTCTGTTTTATTTGAAGTGTTAAATCCTCCTGCTGCAACAGCTGCTGTTAAAGTTCCAAATCCTGCTAAATAATATCTTGTAGTGTTCATGTTTGCACCACCTCTCCAAGTAAAACCAGTATACTCTTCAGTTGCATTTGAAATAGTAGTGCCAGGAGTGTTTGTTGCACCCCCAAAAAATAATCCTGTTGATTCTGATCCAGCAACACCTGTTGCTCCTCCAAATCTAGCCGTGCTTAAATTTCCACCAGAGGAAGTTGCTTTAATTTGAATAAGAGATCTTAATACACCTGTGGTTGAGTTATACCAAACCTGTCCTTCGTATGACGAATCTAAAGTTGGATCCGCAGAAAGTTCTTTTATTCTCTTACCATATATGTCAGCGTAATCTGCCATTTAGAAATCCTTATGGCAGTATTACATTTTCTGGTCTGTTGGACATTCCTTTTTGCTCTTCAGACTGTGCATCCCACGCAGCTTGTGCCGCTTCTACTTCAGCGTCAATTAAAGCTTGTGCTTCTGCTTTTGTCTTTTCAACACCACCCTTTTCAGCTAACCACATAGCGCCATCGACATTGTTGCCAACCATCCAGACATTTGCGGGATAACCTCTAAGGAAAAATTTTTGCCTGTCTTGTACAGTAAAAAATCCTTTTCCAGTGTTAGTAGCTACTCCATATATAAAGTGTGCCATAGTTTTCCTCCTTTTAAAGTTTGTATATCATAATTTAACTCTGAGTCAAAGTCTTCACATTCAACCCTGTTGTTTCTCCAGTAAATTCTTCTGTTGCTGTTGTTGGTCCAGCTACTATGCTAGAACTAGATGTTCCTGCATTTGTTCCATTAAATCTAGCTGTAGCTAATTGTGCTTGAGTAAACCAAGTTGTTCCATTCCATTCTTCAACTTGATGATTACTTGTTGGATTTTTTCCTGCTTGAACTGCTGATGCTGATGTGCCAACAGCTTTGTTATAGTTTCCTGGTGAATTTAAATAAGGTATGGTTGTCCAAGAAGAACCATTATAAGTACCAGCTTTTCCTGGAACATCACCTACCACTAGACCTGCTGTTTCGGTTCCACAACCACCCCAAGCAAAAGCTCCAGTTGGAAAGCTTGTTCCACTAGTCCAACTACTACCATTATATTCTTCTACAGCTGTTAATCTATTTGGAGGCGAGGGGACTGTTCCAGCACCACCAGCTGCCACTCCAGCTGTTTGAGTTCCAAAACCTGCTAAATAATTTCTAGCTGTACTTAAATTAGTTTGTTCAGACCAAGAACTACCATTATATTCTTCTGTTTCATCTCTAAAAGGACCTCCAGATCCTGTTGATCCACCAAAAACAAGAGCTGCAGTATATGGAGCATTTGTTGCTCCCCCCATATATCCTCTTGCAGTTCCTAGTGTAGGTGTATTAGACCAACTGGTACCATTATATTGTTCAGAATTAGTTATAACAGAAGGTCCTGGTAATCCTCCGCCTGCCACAATAGCTCCTGTTAGAACTCCTCCACCTGCTGAACCATTTCTTCCAGATGTGTTCATAGTTCCACCAGCAGCCCATGCTGCAGCTGTAATGGCAGTAACTGATGATGTAAATTCTTCTGTTAAAGATTGTACAGCTGTAGTATTTCCTCCAAAAGCAACTGCTGCAGCTGTTGTTCCACCACCTGCTAAACTTTCTCTTCCTGTTGCTAATGCAGGTTTAGTAGACCAAGTCGATCCATCATATTGTTCAGTGCTTGTTTTATTATTATATCCACCAAAAGCTAATGCAGCTTCTTGAGTGCCTGCTCCTGCTAAATATCCTCTAGAATCGTTTAAACTTCCAGGAGAAGTTGTCCAAGAAGATCCATTATATTCTTCAGTTGAACCTGTAGCACTTGGTGTCATTCCACCAAAAGCTAGAGCTGCAGTGCTAGTTCCTGCGCCTGCTAAATATCTTCTACCTGTGCTTAAAGCGCCTCCATTTGTCCAAGAAGATCCATCGTAGTGTTCTGTTGCAGTTGAAAATGGAGCTCCAGATGGAGTTGAACCTCCAAAAGCTAATCCAGCTGTTTGTATACCTGCTCCTGCAAGACCAGCTCTTACTGTACTTAAATCAGTTTGTTCAGACCAAGACGATCCGTCATATTCTTCTGTGTTACCCACCTTTGCAGTAATACTTCCTCCAAAAGCTAAGGCAGCTGTTTGAGTTCCACAACCTGCTAAATATCTTCTAGCATTAACTAAATCTCCTCCAGCAGAAAAACCAGAACCATTATATTCTTCAGTGCTGGCAGTGTTAGCTGTTGTTTTTCCACCAAAAGCTAAGGCAGCCGTTTGTGTTCCACAACCTCCTAAGTATTTTCTAGCTGTAACTAATGAACCACTACTAGACCATGCTTCAACAACAAACGCACTTTTAAAACTATCAGCAGTTGAGTTATACCAAACTTGTCCTTCCGCAACTGTTTCAGTTGGATTGGTTGATACTGATTGAATAGATCGTCCGTGTAAATTTCTATATGTTGTCATAATTAACTTGTTCCAAATTTATCTACATTAACAGTTGTTGTTGGTCCTGTAAATTCTTCTGTTGCGTCAGTTCCACCTGATGGTGGAGGAGTTCCTCCATAAACAATTGCAGAAGTTGATGTACCTCCACCGCCTGTTTGTCCTCTTGCCGTAGCCATGCTTCCTTGAGTTACCCAACTTGTACCATCATATAATTCTGTTTCTGTTGTTGCAGATGGAGTACCTCCATAAACTAAAGCAGCTGTTTGTAATCCTCCTGTATTTGGAGCACTTGCCATTCTTGCTGAGTTCATACTTCCTGGTGAAGCAGTCCAAGATGTTCCATTATATTCTTCAGTTACAGCGGACATAGCAGGAGCTCCATCATTATAACCTCCAGAATTTAATCCAGCTGTTTGAGTTCCTGATCCCATACTATTTCTAACAGCAGTATTTAAATCATTTGAATTTGACCAAGAAGAACCATTCCATTCTTCTGTTGCGGCAGAAGTACTAGGCTCTGGACGACCACCAAAAGCAAGTGCTGCTGTTTGTATTCCACAACTTCCAAACATTCTTCTTGATGTGTTCATAGCTGGTGATGATGTCCAATTAGTTCCATCCCAAGATTCACATGCCTCTGGACTTCCACCAAAGGCAAGTGCTGCAGTTTGAGTTCCTGCTGCCCCTTTACCATAAGATGCTGTACCTAAATTATTTACTTCACTCCAAGTATGTCCATTATATAATTCTGTTTCACCTCCAGCTCCTGGTTTAAATCCACCAAAAGCAACTATAGCTGTTTGTGTTCCACAACCTGATATGTATCTTCTAGATGTTCCTAAATTTCCACCTGATGACCATGCATTACCTGAAATTGTATTTGTTGATTGAGTATATTCTTCTGTGTTCGATACATCTGTTGTTACATAACCAGCAAAATAAATTGCTGCTTTTGCATCATCTCCTGTTCCTGCACCTAATCTTCTTGCAGTTGCTAAATTTGATGTATTTGTAAAAGACGTTCCATCATATGATTCTGTAGCTGCAGTTCTACCAGGAGAACTACCATCAGTGCTACCACCAAAAACTAAACCAGAGGTTTGTAATCCTCCTCCTGATACACCCACTCTTGCTGTATTTAAATTATTGGTCATGCTCCATGAAGTGCCATCATATTCTTCAGCAATAGCAACTGTTGGTTCACTACCACCTGCAGATAACGCAGCAGTTTGAGTTCCAAATCCTGCTTGACCTCTCATTGTATTATTTAAATCTCCACCACTTGTCCAATTAGTTCCATCGTATTCTTCTGTATTTTTAAAATAATTTGTTGTTGGAACATATTCAGATCCACCAAAAAACAATGCTGCTGTTTGAGATCCTGCTCCAGCACCTCTTTGTCTTGCTTGACTTAAAGCATTTCCAGATGTCCAACTAGTTCCATTATATTCTTCAGTTTCATTTCTTTCAACATTACTAGAAGTTGCTCCACCAAAATAAAGACCAGCTGTTTGAGTTCCAGCTGCTGATCCAGCATATCTTCCTGTGCCTAAATTTCCTCCAACTGCAAAACCAGTGCCGTTGTATTCTTCTGTGCTAATTAACGCTGGAGAGGGGTTACCACCACCACAAGCTAACGCTGCATCTCTAGTACCAGTTCCACCAGGAGTTCTTCTAGCAACATTTACATTTCCACCATTTGCCCATGCTGAAACAACACCTAATGCTTTTAAAAATCCTGAAGCAGTATTGTACCACATCTGTCCTGTTATTGGATCACTTGGATCAGAAGAAACTTTAGTAATCTTCTGACCTACTAATTCTTTATAAGTAGCCATCAGCCTCCTTAATTATTCTTTAAGAGCCAACCTTGTGTGCTATCTACATAAACTAAAGTATTTGCTGCTCTTTCTGTTGATACTGTTAAAGGATCTGTTGATCCTGCAATTTTTTCTGATCCGTTTTGATCAATTGTTAATGGGTTAGTATCAAAGGTTCCTGCATAATCTATAAAAGAAACTTCATCTCCTATACTACCTGCAGGTAAATCCATTTCAAAAGATCCACCAGTTGTATTAATAAAATAACCTTCACCAGCTACTGCTGTAAATGTAGAAGTTTTAACTGCTTGCCATGATGTACCACCTGATACTTCAGCAAAAGATAGTTGACCTATACCTGTTGCGCCTGATCCTGATACTGAAGATACTTTTAAAAATCTATCTGCTGTAACATTTCCAGTGGGAAATTTTAGTGTATAGCTCTGTCCTGAGCTATGTGGAGGTGACTGTAATTTAATCCCGTGGGAGTTAGATTCACAGTTGAGCTGAATTGTGCCTGGATTTGTATTACCACCAATTTCTACAAGACCTTCACCGTTTGGTGTTGCTGTGATATTACCATTAGCTCCGTCTGTGATAATAATCGTACCAGAGTTTGTACCACTGTTTGTATCTAAAATTAAATTATGTGCACCATTTGAAGTTAAAGTAGCATTAGCTGCCCCTGTTCCAATTTTAGTTTCACCAGTTCCTTTTGGAATAATAGCTACATCTATATTAGAGTCTCCACCTGTTGCAGATATACTAGGTGCATTACCAGTTGCAGCGTTTGTAATATCAAATTGGTTTACTGCTGAACTTGTAGTTTGAAATATAATTTGTTCATTACCATTTTCATCGTTAATTCCATGAGCATCATCAAATGCAATATTAAAATCGTTTGTATCTAAATCACCACCTAATTGAGGTGATGTATCGTCTACAACATCTCCACCTGTTTGAATTTCTACTATGTTTGGATTAGTTCCATCATCTGCTGTCGCTTGTACAATAGCAGTTTTTTTATTTGTTGCTGAAAAAGTAAATGTAGAACCAGATCCTGATGCATATTTAAATTGTACTGTATAAGCACCTGAAGTTGAATTTTTTAAAATATAAAAAGTTTGAACATCTAAAGGTATAGTTACAATTTGATTACCTGTGATTGATCCTGTGAACTCAATCATTCTATGTGCTAGTTCTGCGTTTAATGATCCGTCACTAACAGCTAAAGCTGTAGTTTGTGCACCACCAGCAATAGACTTTTGAATATACCCACCAGTTATTTGTTCAATAAGTTGTAAATTTGTATTAGTTTTCGTACCCCATGTACCGGCATTTTCACCAGTTGCTTGAAGTTCAACACCTAAAGGCGTATATGTTGATGCCATAAATTATCTCCTATTATGCAGCGTCACTATAACTTGTATTTGATCCAGTTGCAACATCAGAATATGTATCATTCGAACCTGTTGAAACATTGTTATATGACGTATTTGAACCAGTGTCAACATCGCCATAAGCAAAAATATCCACGGCTCCAATACTAAATGATGCTGATTGTCCTGTTAATCCTACTGTAATATCTGTTAATGAAACACTACCAACATTAGCGTTAAATGATTGACCAGTTAATCCTAGAGTCATGTCATTAGGATCTAGAGTTCCTACACTACCTGTCATACTTAAGGAAGTAGGTTGAACTACAGCACCACCTAATCCTATAATTGAACCTTGAGTAAACTCTGCTTGTAATCCTGATGGTTGAACTACGTCATTTGGTATGACTACAGTTCCAATACTAGCACTAAATGATACTCCAGTTAATAATGCTTCTTGTGAAGAAATACCTTGTGCAGTTCCTTGACTAAATGTTGCTGATACTCCAGAAAGAATAGCTGTTTCGTTTGGTGCTTTTGCAGTTCCTTGACTTAAAGTCATATCTTGACCAGTCAATCCAACAGTCATGTCATTGACTGTTACAGATCCAATTGATGATGTTGTTGATACACCAGTCAATCCAACTTGCATGTCAACCACGGACACTGAACCAACAGAAGATGTAATAGATAATGTATCGTCTATTGTAACAGGAACAAAAGCTTCACCTTGTGAGAAAGTAGATTCTAAACCAGTTGGTGTAATTATTTGATCAGGTATATCAACTGAACCAATACTAGATGTAATTTGTATACCTGTTAAAGAAACAGAAATAGTTTGATCAGAAAGATCTCCCCAGCCACCATCACCACTCCATTGTTGGGCACCCCAACCTGTTTTAAGAGTTGTGTCTGCATTCCAATTAGCTTGGCCCCAGGTGAACCTGCCCCATCCTGAAGTTGTCGACATGGTCGACCTCCTACGCTAATCTGATTATTGCTGAAGAAGAATCGTTTGTGGGAAATTCTATTTTAAAAGTTCCGTTACTAGCAGTTTTATCTCCGCCGAATGCAATTACACAAACGGCATCAGTTGTTGATGACCCACCGTTTGTTGTTGTGTTATATATTAATGCTCCGTTTGCAGTAAAAGAAGCTGAACTGTAAGTTACATCACTAAAATCTGTAAATGCAGTTGTGCTTGTTAGTCCAACTCCAGTGTTAGTTAAAGTTGCACCACCTGCAGTATATGCAGAGCCTGATGTGTTTGTAATTTCTTCTGATGTTGAATAGTCTGTTGTAGCAGCACCTAAACTAGCATCACTATCATATAGTGCAATTTTAAAAGTGTGACCACCTGAAGATTCAAAACTGTGTTTACCTTGTAAAAGCTCTTGTTTGAAGCTTGAACATATTGCTGATGATATTGCCATAATTTATCTCCTACGGGTTTGCTGAGGTTACTGGAATACGAACAGCGCCATCTGTGTAGTCGTCTCTTCGTCTTCTGCCAACTTGTTCATTAGCAAACTTCTGTACTTCTTGTTTATATTTATTTTCATAAAGTGTCAACATATCTATTGGACCTTTTAAAAAGCCATATGCTTCTGATAGACAGCAATATAAGAGCCCATTTGGAAAATTAAGACTAATATAATTAGTATCATCATTTTCTAATAATGCTGGCGCTTTATTAAAATGTATTCTAAATCTGTAAGTTGTATTTGGGGTTGGAGATAAGAATATTCTGCCTGATGTAGTGTCAGATTCTCCTGTGGCACCACCAAACATAGCATAATATTTAGGTTGACCTTGTGCAGCTGATGTCCCTGTTACGTCTTGATACTCTTGAAGATAAGACATATCTTTTTTCTCTAGCCATCTGTTAGCTCCCGTAATAGCTGATCCATTTGTGTCGTATACTTGTATACCTCTAACAAATACACATCCTGCTGGCGCGTTAATAGATTCTTGTCCAGCAACAAAATTACCTAATTGTTGTTTTCTATCTGCATCAATGGGCACGTCTCTAAAAATTCTGTATTGTGCATTTAAAATAATATTTTCTAAAACAGAGTCAGATAAAACATTTGAGTCTGTTTCAGTATAACTTCTTATTTGTGTTTTTAATCCTGATGCACTTAATCCAGCCATTATGCTACTATCTCCTGACAACGAGGACAAGATTTTCTAAATCTTAAATGTCCTTCACAATGTGTTGGTTTAGGTTTTTCTACTTCTTCATACAAAACAAGATGTGGATCTTGTTTTTCTGATTTAAATTTATTTTTAATCCAATTCCAAATTTTATTTATCATGCTATAACTGTGACTGGCCCTGCTGAAGCTATGTCACCTCCTCCTTTTAATGTTATTGAAGCTGTAACTCCAGAACTAAAAGTATAATTATTATCATCAACTTTAGTAATTGTATACCCTCCTGATGCATTTATTGTTGCTGCTGGTAAATTTGCAACATTAGAGGCATCTCTAAATCTAACAGTATCACTCGTTGATCTTCCATGATCTGGTTCATTAACTGATACTGTTGCAGATCCATTGGTAATCGTAAAAGCATTTGAAGGTAAAAGATTAGGAACAGCTGTTTCTGTTCTATCTGGTCTAACATTACGTAAAGATATAGAATCACCATTCATAGGTTTTGGTTCTA